TAAACTGGATTCTGGCTGGATGATGGTTAGAAAACCAACAAGCGTTTTCAAGGATATGATTGCGATTTCTACCAAGGGCGTAGTGAAGTACGACAATTATCTTTGTGATGTCGGATTGTGCGGATTGTCACTCTATTCAGACTGCCCAATACTGGGGCAGTTTTACTTTGCATTGTCCAAGCTTGGTAAGCCTTCCGGAGACCTAGAATCCGGATTGTCTTACTGGGCCAAGAGGACTAATGAAGTAGATTACTGGAAAGAGGTCGTCATTCCGAGAGACTACTCCTTAATTGCTTTACAATCGTATTGCAAGAGCTTTAACCTTGATCCCCATGTCGTCTCCTCTTTTGAGGAGCTTGTTGCATCTGATTTGCACGCCGCAGTCGATATGCTGTCTCAGTTATGTAATGACTAAATTACGTACTGTGAATAATGCTAGCTCCGCAATGAGCCAATCTAAACTAATGAAGGAACAACCTGTGTTCCACAATACTGGGCATGCTGCTCAGTCTCGCTACGTTGCAGCCCTCACTAATCCGTGGGCTGCACCTCCCGTCCCCATCCCAGATTCATTTCTGGAGGCCAATGTGGCTAAGGTGGCTAAGGAGATAATTGTCCAAGATGCTACAAATCTCTATCTAAATTTTGTTAAGTATGTAGATTCCCCTACTGGGAATTACAAGTTGGAAGTCCTTGCTACCAATTCTGTTGGAGCAGAGCTTCACCGGAGCACTTACGACAGTGCTGTCGGCACTCGACTTGTAGCAGCTGGGATTTGCTTCGAAGACTCCCGGAATATTACTGACATCTCGGGACTTGTGACGTATTCTCATATTAGCTCTGCTTTTAAGGGTGGTGTTTATGAGCCCGTCTACTCGGATGTCAAAACTGAACGCAATAACGGAACTGGCTCTATGCGCTATACTCCGAAACGGCGTCAGGCTCTGGACTTTGAAGGCACCGTGAGCGAACAACTCAGATTAGATTTTTCTGAGCCGTTTCGTGGTGTTGTTAGAATTGCTGCCATTGCTGAATTTGATGGCAGTGTTGGATTTACCGAATCCCTCACTAGCAACACCGATTTTGTATTGACTAATGTCATGCAGAATTATCACGCTGGACAATTCGCTGACACTCCTCTCCCAGATGTGGACGTTCACGTTCACCCTTCTCACACTTCAATTGAGAAGACGGGATCAAGTATTTTCAACACAATTTGGCACGCCGCATCTCATTTCGTATCTCAGGCAGCCGGTTGGGCAAATAAACACCCAGCTGCTACTGTGAACGGCTTGAAGATGTTAGGTGCGAGGATGCCTTACATCGGTTCACTGTTGGCTCTGTCTTCAGTGGGGGTGTCCTCAACTACTGCAGCCATTGAGGCTCCCAGTAGCGTGCCTTTACTCGGGTGGTATTGAGCTTATGCGAATATTCTTTGCTAAGCTCAAAACAACATTCGGGTCTTGTTTTTGTAAGTATGAGGAGAGTTCAGCACCCTTGCCCCCAGGGACCACTGAAAATTCAGTGTGAAGAAGTTCGCCGCTTCTTCTGGGAAAGTAGCTTGACACCTATCCCTTACAACTCGACCTACGTCGAGTCTATAGGGGGGGAACTTATCCCCGGGTCATCCCGGGGAGACGATGTCCGTACTCTTTCTGGGCCCATTGGCACAAAGACAGTAACATCTACTCTTGGTGGTAACCAGGGTTTGGTGTCTGTCTCGACGCTGATGGGTTGAGAGTATGGCTTGCCCTACAGCAGCCTGGTGTGAAGTCTCGGTCTGGGGACCGAGCAATTCCTGCGTATTCTACGTGGGCGATCTATTTCAAAGCACTACATCACGGTGCAAAGAGGTAGTGGAAACTGACAAACAAATAAGGATTGGAGTAGCAGGCCTCGCCCGTAACTGTGTAAATCTCCAGCGCAGTCCGTATCCCCAGAGGGTCTTGTTTT